TCCAGAATGTATAAAATTCTGAAAAGTAGCTCATAACGGTCTCCTCTCTGGAGAAAGGTCCTGTCACTACATTTCCCGTCACTACGGGAAAAACTTGAGGCGACACACTAACACTGCCCAAAAGGACTGAAGTGTTAGAACACGAAATAGAAGTGTTGAAAGTTGTCACGAGCGATTTCTCTTTAAATCGTTGCGCCAGATCCATGCTCAAAGACTTTCCTTGTTGCACCACTGCTTTCGCGTCCGGAGCCTGATGCACTTTCTTAAATGCAAGGCTCTGTATTGGTCGCGGTACGTCACATAAACACCAATCGTCTGTGTTAACGTTGATTTGTGACGGTGAGTCTCGATTGTCTTCGAGACCTAGAGTATCCTTCACGAGTCCTCCAATGAAAGCTGATCCTTCATGTAGAATTGGTCCAAGCACGCTAGATGCTATGGACTCGAGACACTCCATTTGTAACTCTCCAAAGAGTTCCTCACGAGTTGTCTCCTCGTCAAATACGTCTGACATACGACGTTCTCCGTCGAGTTGATCCTCTTCTGACGACATTTCCTGCTTCATCTTGATGAGCTTCCGTTTCCTTCGGTTGGCTCTGTTTCTGTAGAATTTGTCGACAGCGTCTCCCCAATTAAGGGGGTTGATTGAAACTTCGTTCGTCGCTGCCTTCACACACTTCAATCTCGCTCTGAGATCAGCTGTGTGTTGCAAACCAGCACGTGCGTATGTATCGCACTTCTGGTTTAGTCGAAAGCGTAACTCTGAAATTACGCTCTCAATACGGCACAATTGTGCCATGGCTTGTTCCTTTTGAAAGGGGGATACCTTGCTGTGGTTATTACTCTGTTTCCATCGAGCCCACACGCACATTTGCTGAAGTGGTCCCATTACCTCCGCCAGGGTTAACTGGAGGCGGCGATCGTTCCACGCTTCTGTGCCACGGTCGAAAACTTCGACTTGTCGGTAGATGCATTCAACTTTGTCAAGAACAAATCTCGCAAGATCGTTTGAGACAGCAATCGTTATATCGTTAGTTGTAGCCATGTTGTAGTAAGTAAGAGTTTTTAGCCCCTGCTTAAGCTTTGC